CAGCGACCGGGGCGCGATCAACCCGGTGCGTAACTTCCGCCTGCCCGGTTCGATCAACATGAAGCCCGGCCGCAACCGCTTCGCCTCGCGCCTAGTCGAGTTTCATCCCGAGCGGCAGTTCACCCTACCCCAGATATGCGAGGCGCTCGGCGTCACCCCGACCGAGGCCGGCGCCAACCCCTACCGCCCCATCCGCGTGTCTGACGACGGGGCCGACGACGTGCTGGCTTGGCTGTCGGGGCAGGGGCTGGTGCTAGCCAAGCCCAACGCGCAGGGCTGGGCTGGCGTCATCTGCCCCAACAGTGCCGAGCACAGCGACGGCAACCCGGAAGGGCGCTATAACCCGTCCATGCGGGCGTTCTGCTGCCTGCACAGCCATTGCATCGATCTGGACAGCAATACGTTCCTTGAGTGGGTGGCGAGCCAAGGCGGCCCGTCCCACGCGCCTGGCCTGCGCGATGAGCTACTAGCATCGATGATGGCCGGCGCGCTCGACAAGCTAGAGCCGACCAAGGCGTTCCCCGACGAGGCCAAGCGCGTGATCGCCGAGGTGGAGCGTAAGGAGCTAGGCCGCACCACAATGGCCGACTGGTACAAGCGGTTCTGTTATGTCCAAGAGGGCGACCACTACTTTGACCTGCAAGACCGCCGCGAGATCAGCCGCTCCACCTTCAACGCCTTGTTCCGGCACATCGAGTGCCGGTCGCGCTTCGGCAAGAAGCCCAAGATCGAAGCGTCGTACTGCTTCGACGAAAACCGCCAAGAGATGGGCGCCCGCGCCCTAGTCGGCATCACCTACGCCGCTGGCGAGGGCGTGCTCGTGGCGCGTGACGGTGACGTGTACGGCAACCGCTGGCGCGACGCCCGGCCGCCGATCGACGCCGATGCCGGCGCTGACGTCAGCCCTTGGCTGGCCCACTGCGCGGCGCTCATCCCCGAGACGTCCGAGCGCGAGCACGTCTTTAACGTGATGGCCTATAAAGTCCAGCACCCCGAGGTCAAGATCAACCACGCGGTGCTGCATGGTGGCGATCAAGGCTGCGGCAAGGATACGCTGTGGGCGCCGTTCATCTGGGCCGTGTGCGGGCCGCAACTGAAAAACCGGGGGCTGCTCGACAACGACACGCTCGGCAGCCAGTGGGGCTACGCGCTGGAGTCCGAAATCCTGATTTTGAACGAACTGAAAGAACCCGAGGCCCGAGAGCGCCGCGCCCTGGCCAACAAACTAAAGCCCGTGATCGCCGCGCCGCCGGACATGCTCACGATCAACAGGAAGGGGCTGCACCCGTACGACAGCCTGAACCGCATGTTCGTGCTGGCGTTTTCCAACGACCCCGTGCCGATCTCGATCGACTCGCAGGATCGTCGCTGGTTTGCCCTTTGGTCTACGGCGCCGCGCATGGCCCCGGACGCTGCCGCGCGGCTCTGGGGTTGGTACAAGGCCGGCGGCTATGAAGCGATCGCCGCCTGGCTGCACGCCCGTGACGTCTCGGCGTTTAACCCATCGGCCGCGCCGGCTTGGACTGAATTTAAGGCCAACCTAGTCGAGCATGGCATGAGCATGGCCGAAAGCTATCTGGTCGAGATGATGCGCGCCCGGCGGGGTGAGTTCGCCAAGGGTGTCGTCGGCTCGCCTTTTCACGCCCTGTGCGACCGCGTAGCGGGCAGTGCACCCTCTGGGGTCAAAGTGCCCCAGGCTGCGCTGCTGCACGCCCTCAAGGAAGCCGGATGGGTCGATTGCGGGCGCCTGAAGTCGCGCGCCTATGACGCTAAAAAACACGTGTTCTGCGCGCCTGACATGGTGCAGCACAGCAAGTCCGAACTGCGCGACATGGTCGAGGAAACCGCGCCGGCCCTGATGGTGCGGGTGAAATAAAAAAGGCCCGGCGGGTAAGGCCGGGCCTGAAGGGCAACTGCGTTAGAGATCGAGGAAGACCACTAGCAGTGCGACCAGTGTAACAGCAATCAGTCCTGCGACCATATCGCGCCTTCCTCGATTTGACCTATTAGATCGTTTCCGAGCAAGGGCAGGATGTCGACTCCGCCCACCTTGGCGCTGGTAAGGTACGCGGCCGGCGGAAACGGCGGATTGATCTCGTCAGCCGTCTGGCCGGGATCGTATTCAAGCTCGCAATCAAGCTCGATCTCGCCGAAGTGGTGCAAATAGCCTATTGTTCGCATGGCAACTCCACCACTTCAGGAATAGACGGATCCAGCATGGCCGCTGGCCGGTCCGCGTGCTCGTATGTGACCGGGATCAAAGGGGTGTTTAAGGCCGCGTATCGGCGCACGTATTCGGCCGTGCTCATGCCCGGCGTGAAAACCGGATACTGGCGCCGCACGGCCGTCTCCCGCTTGAGCTTGCGCCCCTTGCGGCCCTTGGACTTGTCAATCAAGGCCAGTAGTTCGCGTGTCGGTTCGGCGTTTTCGGGTTTGACGGTAAACGTGGCTTTTCCGTGGGTGATGGTAATCATGGGGTTAGTCTCCGGTGGCTTTGGTGATGGCTGCGCGGGCTTGGTTAAACCAATCCGGCCGGGCGTCGCGTGGGGCGTCTTTCATGGGCGCGGCCCACTGAATCGCGGATTCGAGCGCGGCCAGCAAATCCGGCGCGGCCGCGATTAGCTGCGCGTCGCGCCGGCTAATCGTTTTGGTGAGTTCAACGTCTCCGGCGCCGGCCACATGGCCGTTTTCAGATGCAGCGAACCACCATTTCAGATGTATTTCAGATGCGCTCATGTTTCAATGTTCCTTGCGATGATGTATTGATCGACGGCATCCGCGACGGGCGTGCCATAAAGGTAGTAGTACCGGGCCGCGTCCCAATCTATGCGGCCGGCCAGGCGCGGTACGCGGGTCAGTAGCGCGTCGGTAAATTGGGCCAGCCAGTCGGCCTGGCGTTGGGCTTTGGTTTTCATGGCCAGAGAATGTCAAAATAGGCCAGTGCCAGCATGGCCAGCACTATCCCAATGGCCAGTGCCGTCAACACGTCCCGGACCGGCTCGGGGCGCTGCACCGGCGCCGGCTTGTAGTGCTCACGATGCGCGCTCATAGTCCGCTCACCCGAAAGCACCGGCCGTCCGATAGGCGCTCGACGTCGACTGTACCGGCGCGCCGAATGGCGAGAATGCGGACGCGCTCAGGGCGCCCGAATAGGTGCAGGGTAAGGGTTTGATTTACTTGCATGTCTGGCCTTTACTGTTACCCGGGCAAAATCGCCCGGCCGATGCGGCCGCATGGCCGCATGAGCCGTTGATCTTACGCGGCCAAACGGATGTTAATCACGCGCTGGCGCGAGCCGTGAGCCGGGAACCCGACAATGGTGCTGCGCTGGCGCTGGCACAGTTGGCATGTCGCGCAGGAAACGTCGTCGCGTTGTGTGGCCGGGCAAATCACTACTTTGCGGCCGGCCGGTGTTTCGGTGTTGCTAGTCTGAGTTGACGGCAGCACGACGACGACCGGCCCGGCGCCGGTGTCGGCCAACGCGTCCGCGTCGTGCAAATCGTTTGCGGACAAGTTGACGGTAAAGCCCCATTCGTTGGCCGTTTGAATCCACGACAACGATGCACCGTCGCGGTAATGAGAGTATGTGAACCCGCGACGGCCGCGATTTGCAGCGACAAGCTCGCCAAGTTTGACCGGGTCAATTGTCGCGCCGTCGCCGGGCAAATCGCCCGCTTGGTTGTGGCGCCAGAGTTGGCCGTCGGGCAGCGCAGCGATTTGGCCGGTAAACGTCGCCCAGTCCGTCCCGCGTTGGCCGGCAGTGACGGCGGACCAGTGCAGCGCGAGTGGCCCGCTGGCCGCGTAGCACGCGTCGCGCATCGCGCAGTCCGTCGGGCACGACTCTTTTGACGTGGTGCTGACGGGAATCGGGCCAGTTTTGACGTTGGCGGATTTGAGGGTCAAATGTACTTGCATGGGGTTTGCCTTTACTCTACTGAATGGCGATGTTGCCATGTGCGCGATCATAAAGGATTCTTTTGCACAATGCAACACCCTTACAATTTAGTCGGGATTGTGGACAATCGTGGTCAACGTGTGGTCAACGTTTCGGGGCGCGCATTGTCCACGTCGCGCCATTGGGGAAATGGGCTTTGTGGACAATGTGGACTATCAGTTTATAGGTTTATGGGGAGATAAATATACTGTATGGATGTACAGTAGTGACAATGGGCCGCGCCGACAGCCCGCACGCCCGCAAAGGGGGTTGACCGACTTAAAATCGATTGTCCACATGTCCACATTGTCCACAAACCCACGCCCACGCCCCACGCCCACGCCTACGCAAGCCTTGCGCTTGACCGGCCATTGTCCACATTGTCCACGCCACACCGGCGCGCAGGCACGCAAGCCTAGCGACTGCAAAACCATTGTCCACATTGTCCACATGACCGGGGGGGAGGGCCGACGGGGTGAAGGTCACAGCAGCGGAGGGGCTGCAAACCTTTTTATTTTTTGCTAGAAATCCACAGCACCAAACCTTTTTTCTTTTTTCAAAAATTTTTGGTATATTCCGCGCATGTTCGAGACTTTGCCGTATGAGCCGCGTCAGTTGCGTGCGACTGAGGATCGGCTCCATCGCATATACAAGGCTGCCAAGCGCGGCCTCAAGGGCGACGCTCTCGCGTTGGCCGCCGGCATGTTGCCCAAGGAGTACCAGCTACTCAAGCAGTTCGACGAGATCGCGGAGTACGCCGAACTCAAGGGCCGCGCCGAGGGCGAGATGGAGATGAGCGAGTTGCTGCACCAGGCAGCGCAGCAGGGCGACGCCAAGGCGGCGCTGGCGATCTTGCAGAACGTCCACGGCTGGGTCGCCAAGCAGGCCATCAGTGTGGACGTCAACCAGCAAATCAGCATCACGGCCGCGCTACAGGAGGCGCAGCGCCGCGTACTGGACGTCACCGACGTAGAGGCTATCAATGAAAATACTTCTGTGGATCGCCTTATTTCTAGTGATCATCTGGCTCGTCAGCCCGCTGTTTGATCTGTAATGCAGACCACACGCTACAGCGCGCAGGACGAACAGGAGCTAATGGCTCGGCTGTGGTCGCCGGCCATCAAGGACAACCCGCTCGCGTTCGTGATGTTCGCGTATCCGTGGGGCGTCAAGGGCACGCCGCTGGAGCACTTCACTGGACCGCGTAAGTGGCAGCGCGAGGTGCTCGCGACTATGGCCGAGCACATCAAGCAGAACGGCGGCCGTCTAGACTTCGACGTGCTGCGCTTGGCAGTCAGTTCGGGCCGTGGTATCGGCAAGTCGGCGCTAGTCAGTTGGATCACGGACTGGATGCTGTCCACGCGGATCGGCTCGACGACCATCATCTCGGCTAACTCGGAGAGCCAGTTAAGGTCAATAACCTGGGCCGAACTGACAAAGTGGCTGGCGATGTCGATTAACAGCCATTGGTTCGAGGTCAGCGCGACCAGGCTGATGCCGGCCAAGTGGCTCACTGAGCTAGTCGAGCGCGATCTGCGAAAAGGCACGCGCTACTGGGGCGTCGAGGGGCGGCTGTGGTCGGCGGAGAACCCTGACGCCTACGCTGGCGTACACAACTTCGACGGTGTGATGGTGATTTTTGACGAGGCGTCGGGTATTGACGACTCGATCTGGGCCGTGACGAGCGGTTTTTTCACAGAAAACACGCCAAATCGCTTCTGGCTGGCGTTTTCCAACCCGCGCCGCAACACGGGGTACTTCTACGAGGCGTTTAACAGCAAACGCGAGTTCTGGAAGTCGAAAATTGTGGACGCAAGGACGGTTGAGGGCACCGACAAGCAGGTCTATGAGCAGATCATCGCGGAATACGGGCCGGACAGCAGCCAAGCGCACGTCGAGGTGTACGGTCAGTTCCCCAACGAGGGCGACGACCAGTTCATCAGCATCGGCATCGTGGACGCGGCGATGAAACGGCAGCCCTACAAGGACGAATCGGCGCCGATCGTGGTGGGTGTAGACCCGGCGCGGTTCGGGGCGGACGCGACCGTCATCGCCGTGCGTCAGGGGCGCGACATTTTGAAGCTGATTAGGCACCGAGGCGACGACACCATGACGGTGGTCGGGCACGTCATCGACGCGATCGAGGAGTTCAAGCCGACGCTGGTCAACATCGACGAGGGCGGGCTAGGGGCAGGGGTCGTGGACCGGCTCAAGGAGCAGCGGTACAAGATCAGGGGCGTGAACTTCGGCAACAAGGCCAAGAACCCGATCATGTACGGCAACAAGAGGGCGGAAATCTGGGGTGAGATGCGCGACTGGCTGAAGTCGGCGAGCGTGCCAAACGACAGGTTCTTGAAGTCTGACCTGATTTCGCCTAAGATGAAGCCCGATTCTCGTGGTACGATCTACCTAGAGTCCAAAAAGGACATGAAAGCCCGTGGTTTGGCAAGCCCCGACGCAGCCGATGCAATAGCGTTGACGTTTGCCTTCCCTGTGGCGCACCGCGAGATGCGCGAAGACAAGCAGCGCACCGCGCGGTCGATGGGCTACGGTACTGTCTCAACCTCATGGATGGGGGCGTAATGGCGAAAAAAGGCGTGTCTCTTAGCGTTGGGCGGGGCGAGAAGCTACCCGTCAGCAAGGGCGCGGGCCTGACCGCCAAGGGCCGCGCCAAGTACAACGCAGCCACCGGCTCCAACCTCAAGCCGCCGGCGCCCAGCCCCAAGACCAAGGCCGACGCTGGCCGCAAGGCGTCCTTCTGTGCCAGAATGTCCGCAGTGGCTGAGAAAGCCAAAGATGGCGAACGCGCCAAAGCGTCACTTAAACGATGGAAGTGCTGACATGAAAAAGCCTGGTGACCCTGGTCTATATGCTGCAATTCACGCCAAGCGCGAGCGCATCAAAGCCGGTAGCGGAGAAAAAATGAGGAAGCCCGGCTCGCCGGGCGCGCCGACCAACAAGGCGTTCAAACAGTCGGCCAAGAAGGGCAAGTAATGCCGCTCGTCAAGTCTGCTAGTAAGGAAGCCTTCCGCAAGAACGTGAAGGCTGAAGTCAAGGCTGGCAAGCCGGTCAAACAGGCCGTTGCCATCGCATATGCTGTCAAGCGCGCTGCGCCGAAAGGAAAGAAATGAGCAAGCACCTCGAACCCATTAGCAAACTCAACGCTCGCGAGCCGAAGATGTCCGGCGGCGGGATGCCTGACCGCAACAAAGAGACGTACTCTAAGATGCCCGGCATGGGCTGCCACGGTAGCATTCCCGCAGGCAACAACGTCAAGGCGACCGTTGCCAAGGTTCTGAGCAAGATCAAGTAATCATGGACTACACAGGAATCGCCGCTGCTGGCGCGGTCAGCGAAGGCGGCTCGGCCAAGGACAAGAGCGACTCCGAGGTGCTCTCGACGGCCCGCAGCCGCCTGAACATGGCGATTTCTGCGCTGTCTGAGTCGCGTGAGGACGAGCTAGACGATCTGCGCTTTTACGCCGGCTCGCCCGACAACCACTGGCAGTGGCCGGCCGACGTGCTGGCAACTCGCGGTGCGGTGCAGGGCCAGACGATCAACGCCAGGCCGTGCCTGACCATCAACAAGCTGCCGCAGCACGTCCATCAGGTGACCAACGAGCAGCGGCAAAACAGGCCGCAGCCCAAGGTGATTCCGGCCGACGACGGCGCTGACGTCGAGGTAGCGGAAATCTTCAACGGCATGATCCGGCACATCGAGTACATCTCGGACGCCGACGTGGCCTACGACACCGCCTGCGAGAACCAGGTGTCCTACGGCGAGGGCTACGCGCGCATCTTGACCGAGTATTGCGACGACAACACGTTCGACCAAGACATCAAGATCGGGCGCATCCGCAACTCGTTTAGCGTCTACATGGACCCGCTGATCCAAGACCCGTGCGGCTCTGACGCTCGTTGGTGCTTCATCACCGAGGACATCCCTAAGGACGAGTACGAGCGCCAGTACCCGGACGCCGCGCCCATCACCACGCTGCAAACGCTGGGCGTGGGCGACCAAGGCTTTAGCCAGTGGATGAACGAAAACACGGTGCGTATCGCCGAGTATTTCTACATCGAGAACACCAAAGAGACACTCAACCTGTACCCCGGCAATGTCACGGCGTTCCAAGGCACGCCCGAGGATAAGATGCTGCGGATGCAGTTTGGCAAGCCCCTGCGCTCGCGCCCGTCTGACCGCAAGAAGGTCAAGTGGCTCAAAATCAACGGCTACGAGGTGCTTGAGCGGTCTGACTGGGCCGGTTCGCACATCCCGGTGGTGCGCTGCGTGGGCAACGAGTTCGAGGTTGAGGGCCGGCTGTACGTCAGCGGCCTTGTGCGTAACGCCAAAGACGCGCAGCGCATGTACAACTACTGGACGAGCCAAGAAGCCGAGATGCTGGCCTTGGCCCCCAAGGCGCCGTTCATCGGCTACGGCGGTCAGTTCGAGGGTTACGAGATGCAGTGGAAGACTGCAAACACCCAGAACTGGCCCTACCTTGAGGTCAACCCGGACGTCACCGACGGCGCAGGCGCCGTGCTGCCGCTGCCCCAGCGCGCAGCCCCGCCGCTGCCGCAGACCGGCCTGATTCAGGCCAAGATGGGTGCGTCTGATGACATCAAGAACACGACCGGCCAGTACAACGCCTCGCTGGGCCAAACGTCCAACGAGCGCAGCGGCAAGGCCATCCTAGCCCGTCAGCGTGAGTCGGACACCGGCACGTACCATTACGTGGACAACTACGCTCGGTTTATCCGCTACATCGGCCGGCAACTGATCGACCTGATCCCGAAAATCTACGACACGCAGCGCATCGCCCGCATCGTCGGCGAGGACGGCCAGTCTAAGATGGTCAAGATCAACCCGATGCAGCCCGAGCCGGTCAAGAAGATTGTCAACGAGCAGGGCATCGTGGTCGAGAAAATCTACAACCCCGGCGTCGGCAAGTATGACGTCATGGTCATTACTGGCCCCGGCTTTGCCACCAAGCGCCAAGAGTCGCGTGAAGCAATGGCCCAGCTACTGCAAGGCAACCCAGACCTCTGGCGTGTGGCTGGCGACCTGTTCGTCAAGAACATGGACTGGCCGGGCGCTCAGGAAATGTCGCAACGCTTTGCCAAGGTGATCGATCCGGCCATCCTTGGCGACGACGAGGACAACCCGGCGCTGGCAGCGGCCAAGCAGCAGATGGAGGCCATGAACCAAGAGATGCAGCAGATGGCCGGCATGTTGCAAAACGTGCAGAAGTCGATGGAAGCGCGTGATCTGTCGATCAAGGAGTTCGAGGCGGAGATCAAGGCGTACCAGGCCGAGACGCAGCGCATCAGCGCCGTGCAGGCCGGCATGACCGAGCAGCAGATTCAAGACATCGCTATGGGCGTCGTGGCCGCTGCGATGGAAAGCAACAACTTGAACGCGCAGATGCCTGAGATGCAGCCCGAGATGCCACCCCAAGGAGCTATGCAATGAGCACCGCCGCCAACTTTATGGGCGTCTTGTTCTTGGCCCGTGATGTGGCCCACTCGGTGCACCTGAACACGCGCAGCTACTCTAAGCATGTGGCGCTCAACACGTTCTACGACACCATCATCGACCACGCCGATGCGTTTGCCGAGGCGTACCAAGGCCGTCACGGGCTTATCGGGCCGATCAGCCTGCACTCGGCCAAGAAGACAACCAACATCATCGAGTTCCTCGAATCGTCGCTGGCTGAGGTCGAGGAGATGCGCTACAAGGTGGCGAAAAAAGAAGACTCTACTTTGCAGCAGTTGATCGATAATATTGTCGAACTGTACCTGACCACGCTGTACAAACTCAAGTTTCTGGCATGACCTTAACAGTCAACCACTCAACGCCCGCCGACGGCACGTTTAGCGCCACCGGCGCTGCTGCGTGACGCCAGCCATTCGTTGACTGGGACTCTTGCTATTGCCAACGGCGGGACGGGTCAAACAACACAGACCGCCGCATTTGACGCGCTGTCACCAACGACTACCAAGGGCGATCTGATCGCCAACAACGGAACCGACAATGTGCGCGTTCCCGTTGGTACGAATGGGCAGGTATTGACGGCTGATTCAACTGCCGCTTCTGGTGTAGCGTGGGCTACTGGAGGCGGTGGCATTTCCAGCGCAGACATTCAAGAGTTCACTAGCACTGGCACATCAACATGGACTAAGCCTGCGGGGGCAAAGCTGGTCTATGTGCTGATGTACGGTGGTGGCGGCGGTGGTGGTTCTGGTCGAAGGCGAGCTTTGGCTTCATCTGGCACAGCCGCATTTGGCGGTGGCGGGGGTGGAGGTGGTGGTCGTACAGAACTGTGGATTCCTGCAAGCTCTCTTGGCTCTACAGAAACAGTTACTGTTGGAGCCGGTTCTACCGGAGGAGCTGCTAGGACTACTGACGACACAAGCGGGCAAAACGCATCTGATGGCGGTAATACATCTTTTGGTTCTTGGGGTCTTGCTAGAGGTGCATTTGGCGGTAACGGTGGCACTACTGCAAGTGGTTCTGCTGGCGGTGGCGGCGGTGGGCTTGGAGAGGTTGTACTTAGTAATACGCAATATACCGCAGGCGGTGGAACAGGCGCCTCCCTTAATGGATCAGCCGGAAGTAGAGGCGGTTATAGGGCAGGTGGAGGCGCTGGAGGTGCTGGTTTTCAAGCAGGTTCTACAAGCGCGTCAACAGGCTCTTCTGGTGGTCTAGGCGGAGCACTTAATTCAACGAGTACCGCAACGACTACTGGCGGCGGTTCGGCAGGGACTACCAATGGTTCCGGAGGCAACGGTTCTAATTCAATTACTTATTTTGTAGGAGGTGATGGCGGCGGCTCTGGCGGCTCAGGAACGACTACCGCAGGCAATGGCGGCAATGGTGGTTATCCCGGAGGCGGCGGCGGTGGAGGCGGTGCGGGTCACGGCGTGAACTCCGGTGCTGGTGGTAACGGCGGTAACGGCTATGTCCGTGTCGTGACGTTCTTCTGAGGTTGATATGCCAAAGCAATTTCTACTCAATGCAGACGGCAGCATTCCTGCCAATGCCAACGTCGAACTGCTGCAAGCTGAAGGCATTCCGCTGGTGATGCCAACGCCTATGCCACGCCAGTCAGGCATGGTTGCTGTTGAGCAAGAGCCGCAGCAGGATGCTGACGGTGTGTGGCGACAGGTGTGGGTTATGGAGTTTGTGGTTGAAAATACGCCAGAAACCGGCGAAAATTGACCTATGGGCGGCCCTTTTTTTGGCGGAGATTTTTTTGCTGGCGGTTTCTTTGCTGGCGTTGTGCAAGCAACTGAGCAACTTTTGATCAAGTTGCGGTCATTTACTGAACGTAGGAGATTTTAATGGCGATCAACCTCAAAGCAATCACGTCAGTGATGGGCTACCAGCAGATTACAAGTTTGAGTTCTGCTACCCGACTGACGGTCCCTAAGCGCGATTTAAGCGGCTTGGTAGGCACCCCCCGCATTGCAATCATCACGCCCGAAGGCCAAGCCGTTCGTTGGCGCGACGACAATGTTGCCCCGACTGCAAGTGTTGGGATGCCCTTGGCTGCGGGTGTGACTTTGCAGTACGATGGCGACTTGTCTCAGATTCAATTTATCGAGCAAGTCAGCGGCGCAAAACTCAACGTCACTTACTACTCCTAAGAGGTCAAAATGCAAGTCTCCAACGACACCCCTGCGTTGAACTACGTTGAGTATTTCACCAAGCAGCTACCGATTGATTTGGCGAACATGGCTATGCTGCGCGACGAGCTAGCCGCTCGTCAAGGCGCCTTGTCCGCTGTTCAAGACGCTGCGGCTGATCGTGAAAAAGCCAAGCAAGAGCTAAGTGCGGCCCGCGCCACTGCCGCTCAAGTGCAAGCTGAAGCGGCTCAGATGCAATCTGACGCTGCTGCCGCATTGGCAGAAGCTCAAGCCCAACAGAGCGCAGCGGCTAATTTTGCTAAGACCACAAACGCTACGCTGGCTGGGCGTGAGGCCGACGTAGGCAAGCGTGAAGCCGCTGCTGACGCCAAGGCCGCCGCACTGGCAAGTAAAGAAGCAGACTTGAACGCCCGCGCTGCTGTTTTGGCTGAACAAGAAGCCGCTTTGCAAGCTCGTGTCAAAGCATTCCAAGATAAAGTTGCGTCTATTAGCGCATAATGTAAAAAACTGTACTGGCCCAGTAGACCAGGGTTCCTACGGAACATGAAATGACTGAAGAAGTCCAACAAGCCTTAGCGGAAGTTGAATCCGCGCCAGCACCCGAGGCGACGGCCGCCCCGGAAAGTGCACAAAACGCGCCGGAAGTAGCTGAGAATCAACCCGAGCAGACGCCCGAGGAGAAGAAATTTTCCCAGGCTGAGATCGATGCGATGATCAGCAAGCGCCTTGCCCGAGAGCAACGCAAATGGGAACGTGAGCAGCAGGCAAAACTTGCACAACCGCAAGCGCCGAAAGAAGTCCCGCCTATCGAGCATTTCGAGTCTCCTGATGCCTACGCGGAAGCGTTGGCGGTCAGAAAAGCCGAAGAACTGCTCGCGCAGCGTGAGTTCCAGAAGCAGCAGGCTGAGATTAACGACGCCTATCACGAGCGTGAGGAAGAAGCCAGGGCCAAGTACGACGACTTTGAACAAGTCGCCTACAACCCGCAGCTTCGAGTCACCGACGTGATGGCCGAGACAATCAAGGCGTCCGACATGGGGCCGGACCTAGCCTACTGGCTGGGAACCAACCCGAAGGAAGCTGATCGCATTTCCCGTCTGTCACCTCTTTTGCAGGCTCGTGAGATTGGAAAGATTGAGGCCAAACTTGGCACCAATCCCATCGTAAAACCAACAACGTCTGCGCCAGCACCGATTTCGCCTGTTACCGCACGAACCAGCGGAAGCTCGTCCTACGATACGACTGACCCTCGCTCTGTGAAGGCCATGAGTACGTCGGACTGGATTGAAGCTGAACGTGCCCGGCAGATGAAGAAGCTGCAAGCGCAAATGAACCGCTAAAACTTTGAAAGGACTCGCATCATGGCGAATAGCATTCTTACCATTGACATGATCACGCGGAAGGCTCTGGAGATTCTGGAGAACAACCTCGTGCTCACCCGTAACGTGAACCGTCAGTACGACGACAGCTTTGCTGTTGAAGGTGCCAAGATCGGTTCGACCCTGCGTATCCGTCTGCCTGACCGCGCTCTGGTCACCGACGGCGCGGCCCTGCAAGTTCAGGACGACAACGAGCAGTTCACCACCCTGACTGTTTCTTCGCAGAAGCACATCGGCGTGAACTTCACCTCTGCCGAACTGACCATGCAGTTGGACGACTTCGCAGAGCGTGTCTTGAAGCCTCGTATTAGCCAGTTGGCCTCGTCCATCGACGCCGACGTGGCAAACAGCTACAAGTACATCGGCAATACCGTCGGCACGCCTGGCACCACGCCCGCTACCTCGCTGGTTCTGCTGCAAGCCCAGCAGAAGCTCAACGAGAACGCTGCGGTCATGTCGCCGCGCTACGCCACCGTCAACCCGGCTGCCAACGCTGGCTTGGTTGAAGGCATGAAAGGCCTGTTCAACCCGACCGACACCATCAGCAAGCAGTTTAAGAACGGCATGATGGGTCTGGGCGTGCTAGGCTACGAAGAAGTCAACATGTCTCAGTCGATCAAGCAATTCACCACCGGCTCGCGCACCGCTACCGGCGGCTCGCTGTCGGCTGCTGTGACCGCTGAAGGCGCCACCACCATCGCCATCACCGGCGCCGGTGCAAACGCTACCGTCAAGCTCGGCGACGTGTTCACTGTTGCTGACTGCTTCGCTGTGAACCCGCAGACCCGTGAATCCACTGGTTCGCTGTTCCAGTTCGTCGCAGCCGCTGACGTGACCCTGAACGGCTCTGGCGCCGGCAACATCACCGTGGCCCCGATGTACTCGGCCAGCCATGCTCTGGCTACTGTGGACGTTCTGCCGCAGAACAGCAAAGCCGTGGTGTTTGTGGGTGCGGCTTCTAGCCAGTACGCTCAAAACTTGGTCTACCACAAGGACGCGATCACCTTCGCTACCGCCGACCTGCTCCTGCCGCAAGGTGTGGACATGGCCGCCCGCGCCGTTCACAATGGCATCAGCCTGCGCGTTGTTCGTCAGTACGACATCAACAACGACCGTATGCCTTGCCGTATTGACGTGCTGTACGGCTACAGCGTGATTCGTCCTCAGATGGGCGTTCGCCTCTGGGGCTGATCGAATGGGGCTTCGGCCCCGTTCTCGTAACTTTTTTGAAAGGAATTTATCATGGCTCTTCCTAATGGCGCTGGTGGCTACCAGATTGGCGACGGCAACGTCGGCGAAGCTCAACTGTTTGTTCAGGGTGCCCCGACTGCACTGACCGCCGCAGCTACCGCTACGGCTGCTCAACTGGCAAACGGCCTGTTCACCTTCAACGGCACCGCCGGCAACCTGACTCTGCCCACCGTGGCAGACCTGGAGGCTGACGTTTCTAGCGCGTCTAAAGTGAACGCTGCGTTTGACTTCTTCGTCATCAACATTGATGCTGGCACTGACGACGTGACTGTGGCTACGGCCACGGGCTGGACGTTGGTCGGCAACATGGTTGTGACTGAAACTACCTCGGGCCACTTCCGTGCCCGCAAGACCGGCGACGGTTCTTGGACCTGCTACCGCATCTCGTGATAGCCAGGGGGCTTCGGCCCCCTGTTTTTAAAGGAAACACTATGTCCTCCAATACCAAACCAATTGGTGTGGCTTTTGAAGACCAGAACATCATTGGGTCTGACTCAGTGCTGTCTGGTGGTGAGCTGGGCTACACCGCAGAAGCGAGTGGTACGGTCACGCAATTGACTGACAAATCGACGGGCGTGACCTTGAACAAGTCCGCTGGTCAGATTACGATGAACAACGCCGCTCTGGCTAACGCCACGAACGTCTCGTTCACGCTGACCAACAGCGTTATCGGCGCTAAAGACGTTGTGGTGTTGAGCGTGTCTTCCGGTGCTACTGCTGGCGCCTACAACTGCTGGATTTCTGGCAAGGCTACCGGAAGTTGCACGATCACCCTACGCAACCTTTCGGGCGGTTCGCTGTCCGAGGCCGTGGTGATCAACTTTGCGGTGATTCACGTACTGTAAAACTAAACGGGGCCGACAATCTCGGCTCCGTTTCTACACATGGCAGCAATCTACCTAACCCATCCTGTCCACGGCGCCAAAGTCGCTACGATGGACATCGAGGCTGAACTTGACCTCCAGAACGGTTGGTCAAGGTACAATCTTGAACCAGAAGTTGAAGAAGTCAGCCCCGAGCCTGTGGCGCGGCGCAGCCGGCGCATTAAGGACGTTTTAATCCAAGAGGAATAGCATGGCGACCTACACCGCAGGCGAACAGATTAACCGGGCGTTGCGGCTGCTAGGTGTGCTGGCCGAGAGCGAAACGCCGTCGGCCGTTGTGTCTCAAGACGCCTTGATGGCGCTCAACCAGATGATCGACTCGTGGAACACCGAGCGGTTGTCTGTCTTTGCCACCATCGACCAGATCGTCAACTGGCCGGTTGGCTCAATCAACGAAACCCTTGGCCCTAGCGGCTCCTTGGTGCGCTTCAAAGACCCCGGCACAGGCGTGTCTTACGGCATCAAGCTGATTAATCAGCAGCAGTACGACGGCATTGCGGTCAAGACCGTGACCTCGACCTTTCCGCAGGTGATGTTCGTCAACAACACCTACCCGAACTTCGACATCTACATTTACCCGCGCCCGACACGGCTGCTGGAGTGGCACTTCATCAGCGTGCAAGAGCTAACGCAGCCGGCTGAGTTGGTCACTGAGATTCTTTTCCCGCCAGGCTACCTGCGGGCCTTCACGTATAACTTGGCTTGCGAGCTTGCGCCAGAGTTTGGCGTCGAGCCGTCACCTCAAGTGCAGCGTATTGCCATGACCAGCAAGCGCAACCTCAAGCGCATCAACAACCCTGACGATGTGATGTCGATGCCGTACTCGCTGATTGCGACGCGGCAGCGGTTCAACATCTACGCCGGCAACTATTGATGAAAACGCCGATCTTAGGTTCCAGCTACGTCGCCCGCAGCGTCAACGCTGCGGACAACCGCATGGTCAACATGTACCCCGAGATCGTGCCCGAGGGCGGCAAGAGCGCGGCGTTTCTGTCGCGCTGCCCTGGCCTGCGCCGGCTGGTTGCGGCCGGCAGCGGCCCGATCCGTGGGCTGTGGGTGCTCAAGGAGTACCTGTACGCCGTTTCAGGCGACACGTTCTACCGGCTCAACGTGATCGGCGACACGACTCGCTGGAAGATCAAGCCTTTGGGCACGGTGACAGGCACTGGCCCGGTGTCCATATCGGACAACGGCACGCAGATTTTCATCGCCTGCAACCCCGACGGCTTCATCTACAACGCGACCACTGAGGTGTTCGCTAAGATCACTGACCCGGATTTCCCCGGCGCGGTCAAGGTGGGCTACCTTGACGGCTACTTCGTGTTCAACGAACCTAACAGCGCGCGGGTGTGGGTGACGTCCTTGCTCGACGGCTTGTCCGTCGATCCGCTCGACTTCGCCAGCGCCGAGGGCGACCCGGACGGCTTGGTGTCGCTGATCGTCGATCACCGCGAGGCGTGGCTGTTCGGCACCAACTCGATCGAGGTCTGGTACGACGCGGGCCTGCCTGACTTCCCGTTGCAGCGCATCCAAGGCGCGTTCAACGAGATCGGCTGCGCTGCCCCGTACTCGGTTGCCAAGCTCGACAACGGCCTGTTTTGGCTGGGGTCTGACGCTCGCGGCCGAGGCATCGTCTACCGCGCCAACGGCTACACCGGCACACGCATCTCGACCCATGCGATTGAGTGGCAAATCCAGCAGTACGGCAACCTGTCGGACGCGATCGGCTACACCTACCAGCAAGACGGCCACGCCTTCTACGTGCTGATTTTTCCGAGCGCCCAGACCACTTGGGTCTACGACGTGGCGACCCAAGCCTGGCACGAGCGGGCCGGCTGGTCTAACGGCAACTTTGTGCGCCATCGGTCTAACTGCCAGGCGGTCTACGACGACCAGATCGTTGTCGGCGACTTCGAGAACGGCAACATCTACGCCTTCGACCTGAACGAGTACGCTGACAACGGCGACATCCAGAAGTGGCTGCGTTCGTGGCGGGCACTGCCGCCCGGCACCAACACCCTCAAAAGGACCGCGCACCACAGCCTGCAAGTCGATTGTGAAACAGGCGTCGGCACCAACACCGGCCAAGGCAGCAACCCTCAGATGATGCTGCGCTGGTCGGACGACGGCGGCCACACTTGGTCTAACGAGTATTGGGCGCCCGTAGGCAAGATTGGTGAATACTACCGCCGCGTTTTTTGGCGGCGGTTGGGCATGACGCTAAAGCTGCGTGACCGTGTGTATGAGATTTCGGGCACAGACCCTGTCAAGCTCGCTATCATGGACGCCGAACTGATCATGTCGCCGACCAATGCCTGAACAGCAAAATATCACCAACATACCCTCTAACCGTGTCGAGATCATTGATCCGCGCACGGGGATGGTGTCGCGTGAGTGGTATCGGTTTTTTCTCAACCTGTTCAACCTTGCCGGCAACGGCGGCAACCAGACGTCGCTAGACGACCTGCAAGTCGGCCCTCCGCCGATACCAGACTCCGGTGGTGGTGGGGGCGGCGGCTCGGGCACGGTGACCTCGGTCAACATGACGGTGCCCACGGGGCTGTCCGTCTCCGGCAACCCGGTCACCACGGCCGGCACGCTGGCGGTCACTTATACGGCTGGTTACTCTATCCCCACCACTGCAAGCCAAACGAATTGGGACACGGCTTATTCGGAGCGGTTGCAGTGGGACGGCGGGGCCACGAACCTTGTGGCCGCCACGGGCCGCACGTCGCTCGGCGCCACGACGGTGGGGGCTAACTTCTTCACCTTGGGTAACCCCAGCGCCATCACGTTTGTCCAGATCAACGCGGACAACAGCATCACCACGATGGATGCGCCTACGTTCCGCACGGCCATCGGCGCGGGCACTGGTTCGGGCACGGTGACGTCGGTCAGTGGCACGGGCACGGTCAGCGGACTGACCCTGACCGGCACGGTGACCACCTCGGGCAGCCTGACGCTGGGCGGCACGCTGGCCGTCACGCCGTCGGACTTCGCGTCCCAGAGCGCCAATACGTTCTTGGCCGCGCCCAACGGCTCTGCTGGCGTGCCTTCTTTCCGCACAATAGTTGCTGCCGACGTGCCGGCCCTGAGCTACGTCAGTTCAGTTGGCGCCTCGGCCCCGCTGGCGTCTACGGGAGGGTTAACCCCTACGCTCAGTATACCGGTCGCTACGTCCAGCGCCGACGGCTACCTGTCCAGCACCGACTGGAGCACGTTCAACAGCAAGCAGCCGGCAGGAGCGTACCTGACCTCGGTGGCTGTGGCGACGGCCAACGGGTTTGCGGGCACTTCTAGCGGCGGCACAACGCCGTCCCTGACGCTCACGACCAGCGTGACTGGGGTGCTCAAGGGCAACGGCACGGCGATCTCTGCGGCCACGGCGGGCACCGACTACTCGGCTGGCACTAGTTCGCTGGCAACTGGCATCCTAAAGTCCACGACAGGGACTGGCGCGCTGACGATTGCTGTCGCGGGCGATTTCCCAACCCTCAATCAGAACACCACGGGCACTGCGGCCAACGTGACTGGCACGGTGGCGATCGCCAACGGCGGCACGGGCCAGACCACTCAAACGGCGGCGTTTGACGCCTTGTCGCCGCTGACCACCAAGGGCGACCTGATCGGGTTCGACGGCACGGACAACGTGCGGCTGGCCGTGGGCACGAACAACCAGGTGCTGACGGCCGACTCGACCACGGCTACGGGCCTCAAGTGGGCTGCGGCGTCTGGGGGCAGCAGCAACATCACGGCGCTGGGGCTGTGGGAAAATAGCGCCACGATTTCGGCCAACTATTCGATCACCGCCGGCAACAACGGGATGTCCTCTGGCCCGATCTCGGTGGCCTCTGGCGTCACGGTTACGGTGCCGTCAGGCTCGTCGTGGGCTGTTCTTTAAGGAATTGACATGACCGTCACAGCGCGAAACCTAGTGCCTGCAAAGCTGGTGGAGGACACCCAGACCACTCAGTACATCGTGCCGACCAACGCCACGGCCACGATCATCGACAAGTTCACTGCGACAAATGTCAGTGGTAGCCCGGCCACAATCAGTGTAAACTTGGTCACAGGTTCGGACACCCCTGGCGATAAAAACTTGATCACCAAGACCAAAAGTCTAGCGGCGGCCGAGGTCTACACGTTTCCTGAATTGGTGGGGCAGATCATGCCAACAGCCTCGTTCATCTCAACGATTGCCAGTGCTGCCAGCGCCATCAACATGCGCGTCAGTGGGCGCGAAGTGACATAAGGAGCCTAACATGGCCGCATGGATGATCCCCGCAGCAATTCTTGGTAGCTCGCTTTTAGGATCGCGCGCGTCTAGCCGCGCAGCAGACACGCAAGCCGCAGCAGCAGACCGCGCGGCCGAGGTGCAGCGCGAAATTTTTGAACGACAAGTTGAGCTTGGCAAGCCCTACCGAGAGGCCGGCGAACTTGCGCTCAACAAGCTCATCCCGCTCGCAACCGAGTACACGCCGTTTGGAATGGAGCAATTCCAAGCCGATCCGGGCTACGGCTTTCGTTTGTCCGAGGGCCAGAAGGCGCTGGAGCGGTCGGCGGCGGCTCGCGGCGGCCTGCTGTCTGGCGGCACGGGCAAGTCGCTGACGCGCTACGGCCAAGAGATGGGTTCGCAAGAATTTCAAAATGCTTTTAACCGCTACCAGACCGAGCGCCAAGCGCGTCTGAACCCGCTGCAATCGCTGGCCGGTGTCGGTCAGACTGCGTCGCAGCAACTTGCCGGGCAGGCCGGGCAGTTCGGATCAAACATGGCCGAGGCCATCGGTGCCGGCGGCCAAGCCCGCGCCTCGGGCTACATAGGCACAGCAAACACACTTGTGGCTACGGTGTGTTTGGATAAGGACTGATCATGGCACTTGTCAACCCTCAGATCGCGATGTCGTACCGTCCTACGACGGAGTACCAGCCGCGTAACGCGCTGGCCGAGTACGCGCAGCTTCAAAGCATCGTCGGCGCGCAACGCCAGGCTGAAGTTGCGGACATGCAGCTTGAAAAATACCGTCAAGACCGCGCGGCTCTGGACAACATCCGCAGGGCTATCGTAGCAAAGGGTGGCCCTCCTGACCTTGAGGCCGCTGCCGAGGAAATGATCAAGTCCGGCAACCCAGACTACATAGAACGGGGCGCTGCGATACGAGAAACGATAAGAAGCCAACGGCAGTGGGAAGACTACCAGCGCGGTCGTACCGGAACCGCTGCTGGCGCTCCTGCTGGCGCAGCCCCCGGTGCCGGCGTTACGCCGTCCTTTCGGATCGCGGGCAAAGATGTGCCTATGGGCACTCTTGGTACGGGCACGTTTGACAGCGCCGACGCGCTTGACATCGGGGTGGTGCCCCCGCAACGGCCTCCACTATCGGCGGAAGACAAAGCGGCGGTAGTGGCAGGTATGGGGCCAAGCGGCTTAAAAGCCGGAATGCGGGAGTATTTAACAGAACTGAATGTGGGACGGTCTACTGGTCTTAACGCGCCTCAAATAGCTGCGGTTCTGCGGGCAAACCCAGATGAGCGCGCCGCCTTAGAACGTGCTTTGCCGAGCATGAAGATTCCCGGCGTGTCGGCTGGGCAAGTGCCTGCATTCTCGCAACTCAGCCGCGATTTGCTGTCGCCGGAAACGCGCGCGGCTCAAGACTTCAACTACGCCCCCTCCTTGCCGGCAAGTGCTTTTGCACCCGCCGCCGCGCCTGCTGCCAACGTGTTGGCCGCTCAGCAAGGCGCTGCGCCGCCGGAAAGCGTCAACCAGTTGGCGGCTGCTGCACCTAACCTGCAAAGTTTGCTCAGTGATTACCGTCGGGTATCGGGCATCAACAGGCCCGAGGCCAAAGCCGAAGCACAACTGCTGCTCAAGCAAATTGAAGAAGCTATGCAGTCGTCGCGCGCTCCTGAAACGATCAGGAAGATGCGTGAACTGGGCTTCCCGATTACCAAAGAAGGGTTCGCGGAGTTTTCAAGAACGTCCCAAGCGCAGGCTGGGCCGCGCGTTGACATAATTGGTGTCGTCAAAGGCACCGACACGCCTGTCTATTTTGACAAAGACACCCGCCAACAGTTTACGATTGGCGTAGACGCAACAGGTAAACAAGTTCCAGTGCCGTACACCGGCGGGATAAACAGGTCGACCAGCAATGTCACGGCTACGGCTAGCGCCGTAGGCGGAAGATTAGAAAGCGCAGAACAAAAAGGCAAAGGCGAGCTTAACGTCAAACAGTATGGCGACATAGCTACTGCTGCTCGTTTGGCCGCGCGGACGCTGCCCGCAATGGAGACTCAAGCCAAAATCCTAGACCAAGGGTTTACAACTGGCTTCGGAACCGAAGTCAAAAAAGCGGGCGCGTCTTTGCTTGCGGCCTTGGGTGTTAAAGAGGCGGAAAAATTTGCCACGGACGCACAGACGTTTCTTTCCGCAACGCAACAAGCTGTGCTTCAGCGCCAGTTGGAGCAGAAAGGCCCGCAGACTGAGGCTGACGCGCAGCGTATTACGCAGACCGGCGCCCAGTTTGGAAACACCGTCGCGGCTAACAGATTCATCATTGACGTTGCCAAAGCGCAACTTCAGCGAGACATAGCCCAGCGCAATTTCTACGATGATTGGTGGGCTAACAAAAAGACATATGAAGGCGCAGAGAACGCATGGTTCAGCGGTGAAGGCGGCAAGTCGCTGTTTGACCGGCCTGAGCTGAAAAAATACCTTGCATCGCCTAGCGCAGGTGCGGGTTCCGCAGGAGCCGCGCAAGCCATCCCGCAGGCGGCAATCGACGCCCTTAAGGCTGGCCGAGGTACCGACGCGCAATTCGACGCAATTTTTGGGGCCGGCGCAGCTAAACGTGCAAGGGGTCAATAATGGCGACAAATCCGTTTGCCCAGTTTGCTACGCCTGCGGCGCAGCCAAACCCATTTGCGGAATTTAACGCCGCGCCACCCAGCGGCATCCCCGGCCCGCGCCGGCCGCCATCTACGCTAGACGTCGCCACCAGCGCCCCGTACAAAGCGATTACTGGCGCAATCGACTTGTTTATCAACACGCCGCAAAACATTGCCAACCTCGCCAAGATGGCGTATGGCACCGCAGTAACGGCAGCAGGCTACCCTGCGCTGGCGCCTGAAGTTACCGCCCCGCGCCAACGAGTGACGGAGATATATCAAAAAGCCGGCCTGATCAAGCCAACTGAAGGCATGACCACCGGCCAGCGCATTCTTGACGTTGGCTTGCAGGCCGCTACAGGCGGCGCGATTTCGCCAGCCGCGTCGGTGCGTGAACTGACCGCCAGCGCCGCTAAAGGTTTGGCCGCTGGCACTGCCGGGCAAACGACTGCGGAGCTTACTGGCAGCCCCGTGGCCGGTATGGCAGTGGCTATGACAACGCCCGCTGCGATAACCAGCGCCGCGCAAGCCAGACAAGCGCGCTTGCAGGCCGAGCAGGCCCGCAACGCTGTGCGCGACCTGACGATCCGCGCAGGGCAGGCTGAAGGCTATCTTGTCACGCCTGGCAGCATTACACCCAGCGCACAGAACGTGCTGCTTGAGCGTTTGGGCGGCAAGACTCGGACTCAGCAAGAGGCCGCGTCGCAGAACCAACAGGTAACGGATCGCCTGTCCCGCAGAGCGTTGAGCTTGCCGGACGACGCGCCGCTTACCCGCGAAAACATGCGTCAGATTCGCGGGCAAGAGTATCAACGAGGGTACGCGCCGCTAAACAACCTCGGCGTTGTGCGCGCCGACCCAGATTTTGACGCGGCGCTAAACAATGTTTTGGCCGCGTACACCGGCCCAGGTCGGTCGTTCCCTAACGCGATACCGCAGCCAGTGCAAGACTTGGTGGCTAACTACCGTGTCGGGCAGTTCAACGCCGCCGACGCTGTGGGCGCCACACGCACTTTGCGCGAAGCCTCCCGCGCCAACTTGGCTCGCGGCGACAACGAACTGGGGCTGGCGCAGCGCGCGATCAGCAATGCTTTGGAAGACCAGATCGAGCGATCGCTCCAAACTGCCGGAAACATGAACGCGCAGGCTATGCTAGATCAGTTCCGCGCTTCGCGGCAGCGCATGGCGATCAGCCACGCCGTGGAAGACGCTATCGTTGAGGGCGGCGGCTCCGTTAACGCCCGGCAACTGGCAAACGATCTTCAGAACAAAGGGCGTTACTTCAGCGGCGATCTTGACCTGATCGCACGTTTTGCCAACGTCGCGCGGCCTGTGATGGTGTCGCCGGGTACGATGGGCACGCCCGGCGCAGGCACCATGCTTGGCCCGACTTTGGGTGGCGGCGTAGGGGCGGGCGCAGGCGCAATGTTCGGAGGGGCGCAAGGCGCTTCGGCAGGAGCAATGCTTGGCGCGATGGCGCCTGGTGCAGTGTCTTACGGGGCGCGTAACTACCTGCTGTCGCCGATGGGCCAGCGCCGCGCGTTACCCACCTACGATCGTCCGATCAACAGCTTGATGGCTACCGAGCCGCTAAACAACGCGCTGCTGTCCACGCTGGTTGCCGCGCCTGTAGCTGCTCAAAGACCCTGACCAGATGCCCTTGCGCGCTGACCGCAATTAGCTAGAATCCACCAAGGACTAAGACATGGCCTCACTCTCTCCGCCGCCAAAGCTACAGTTTTTCGGGACTGATGGGTTGCCTCTTGTCGGTGGCAAGCTGTTCACCTACGCGGCGGGCACGACCACGCCGATCGCCACGTACACAGACCACACCCAAAACACCCTAAACACCAACCCGATCATCTTGGACTCGGCCGGTCAGGCCAACGTGTGGCTGACCGACACCACCACGTACAAGTACACCCTGACCACGCCCACCAACGTGCCGTTGTTCACGGTCGATTACGTGTCGGTGCCCCTGACGACCAACTCGTTCGCGTCGCCCCCACCCATCGGCAGCAGCGTGCCCAACGAGGGGACGTTTACCAACCTGAACGTCGTGGACCTGATGACCCTTGAGGGCACGGGCGCTGCGATCATCAACGTCGGCACCACAGGCGAGCGGCCAGCAAGCCCCGAGGAGGGCATGGTTCGCTACAATAGCACCACGACCAAGTTCGAGGGCTACAACGGCGCGTGGGGCGCTCTGGGTGGCGGTGCGACGGGCGGCGGCTCCGACACGGTGTTCTTCGAGAACAGCTTGACCGTGACGCAGAACTACACCATCCCCGCTGACAAGAACGCCGGCACCTTCGGCCCCGTTTCGGTTGCTAACAGCATCACCGTGACCGTGCCGTCTACCAGTGTATGGTCAATAGTTTAAGGAGCCGTCATGGGCGTTAAATTAGTTTCGGCAAGCGGCGGCTCGGTTGAGATCAACCCGCCAGCCACCGCGAGCAGCTTCACGGCCACGATGCCCGCAGGCACCGGCAACGTGGTGGTCGCCGGCATCAACAGCGCGATCGTCTCGGGCACTTCGCAGGCATCGACCAGTGGGACCAACATTGATTTCACCGGCATCCCGTCGTGGGTGAAGCGTATTACGGTGATGTTTAATGGCGTGAGCACGAGTGGCGCCAGCGAGATTCAGATACAAATTGGAATTAGCAGCGGAATCGTATCGACTGGCTACGTTTCTACTGGAGTTACTGTGAACACCTCCAGTGCCACAGGCGGATCAAGTGCTAGCACCGGATTTGTTTTGGGAAGTACGACCTCTGCTGCTGCAATCTCCGGCCACATGATAATTACGTTAGTCGGATCAAACGTGTGGGTTTCTAGTCATACATACCGGCAACTGAGCACTAACGCGCTTTTTGGTGGCGGCACTGTAACACTCGGTGGCACCCTCGATCGCGTCCGCATCACCACCGTCGGTGGCACTGACACCTTCGACGCTGGCTCCATCAACATTTTGTACGAGTAAACACCATGCCAACAAAAATCGATGGAAACAACGGTGTCTTGCAGTCGTATGACTTCCAAGTCCTGACGACGGGCTTCTCGTACACCTTCGCCTCGGGCACCACGACCCTGATCGCGGTGCCCGCCGGCACGCTGGCGACGGGCACGATCACGATGCCCGGCTCGCCGGCTGACGGCATGGTGATCACCATCACCACCACGCAGCAGATCACGGCGCTCACGATCGCCGGCAACACGGGCCAGTCGATCGGCGGCACTCAGGTGTCGCTGATGGCCGCCAACAGCGCCATGAGCTTCGTGTACCGCCAAGCCAACACCACCTGGTACCGCAACAGCGCCCCGGCGCTGGGCAACATCGGCACCGCGCCCGTGTACGCCGCCCGCGCTTGGGTGAACTTCAACGGCACGGGCACCGTGGCGATCCGCGACAGCGGCAACGTCAGTTCGATCACAGACAACGGTACGGGTGACTACACGGTCAACTTCACAACTGCGATGCCGGACGTGAACTACATTCTTTCAGGCTCTGCCGCGCTGACAACAACGTCAGCAACTCCAAGGTTTGTCGCACCTGTTGGAACTAACGGTGTTGGCACAAGTAACTGCCAAATCCGAGTCGCTGACGATACCGGCATGCCAATCACGATAGACGGTAACGGGATCATCACAGGCGCTGCGACGCTGGCGACGACGGTTGCCAACCCCACGTTCACGACGCCCAACATCAACTCGGCGCAGTTCGCCACGGTGTCGGGCACTGCACCCATCTACCCCTGCCGTGCATGGGTCAACTTCAACGGCACCGGCACGGTTGCGATCCGCGCCTCGGGCAACGTGACGAGCATCACGGACAACGGCACGGGTGACTACACGGTGAACTTCACCACGGCACTGCCGGATGCAAACTATGCAGTAGCGTGGAGTGCGTCAACTGATACAGTCGGGACAAATTCTTGGTCTGGAGGCCCTCAAACGCGAGTTACATCAAGTGTTAGGCTAGCAACGCAGGCATCAACAACTGGCGCTTTTTTAGACCCAAGCAACGTTAACGTTGCCATCTTACGTTAAGGAGCCATCATGAACCAGCGCATCATTTACCCCAACGACGATGGCGGCGTGTCCGTCATCGTGCCTGCTGCCGAGTGCGGCCTGACGATTGAAGAGATCGCGGCCAAGGACGTGCCGGCAGGCAAACCCTTCCAGATCGTGGATGTCGCTGACATTCCGTCTGATCGCACTTTCCGAGGAGCATGGTCATGGGCATCGTAATCGACATCAACAAGGCGAAGGCTATCGCCCACGACGCTCGCCGCGCCGCCCGCGCTGCTGAGTTCGCGCCGCTGGACGTCAAGGCCACCATCCCCAGCGAGGCCGCTGCGGCTGAGGCTGCGCGCCAGGCCATCCGTGATAAGTACGCCGCCATGCAAACTCAGATGGACGCAGCACAGACGCCTGAGCAACTCAAGGCGTTGATGCCGTAAGCGTATGGAGCCGGGAGAAATCGATCCGGTGCGGTACGGCGCCATGTGGCAGCGCGTGCAGGACATGGACAAAAAGATCGACAAGATGGAACGTCAGATCGAGGAGTTGCTCGCGCTCGCCAACAAGGGCAAGGGCGGCTTCTGGATGGGCATGACCATCGCCTCTGCTGTCGGCGGCGCCGTCACTTGGGTCGCAGGGCACCTCAAAGGCAGCTAACATGCTCGACCCCATCACCGCCCTTGCAGCGATCTCATCAGCCGTCGAGCTTGTCAAGAAGGTAGCTGCAACGGTCGATGATGTGACGTCGCTCGGCCCGGTGCTGGGCAAGTACTTCGACGCCAAGGCCGACGCCATCGAGGTCGTCCAAAAGTCTCAGCAGGGCGAGTTCAAGGGGTCGGCGCTGGGCAAGGCGCTTGAACTGGAGATGGCGATCGAGCAGGCCAAGCAGTTCGAAGACCAGATCAAGATGCTGTTCTTTCAGTCCAACAAGATGGACGTCTGGCAGCGCATTGCGGCGCGCGCCCAGAAGATGGAGGCCGACGCCGCACACGCGGCCAGGCGCAAGAAGGAAGCCGCCAAGAAGCGGCAGCAGGAGATGGACGAGCTGTTTGTCCTCCTGATCGGCGGCTTGGTGGTGCTCGTCGTGATCGGCGCAACCGTCTGGTTCATCATGGAAGCAACTGCACAAGGAAGGTAATATGCTCTCACTCATCTCCACCCTCGGCGGCTTGCTCATCAGCGGCCTGCCCAAGCTGCTCGAATACTTCCAGAACAAGGCCGACCAGAAGCACGAGTTGGCGCTGGCGCGGATGCAAAACGAGCGCGAGTTGGCTCTGGCTGCTCAAGGGTATGCCGCGCAACAGCGCATCGAGGAAATCCGCACCGAGCAGGTCATGATGCAGACCGAGGCGCAGATGACCGAGGCCGCGCTGCAACACGACGAGAAGGTGCTCGACAGGGCGCATAAGTGGGTCGCCTCCTACGTCGGCACCGTGCGCCCGACCGTGACGTACATCTTCGTGCTGGAGTTGGTGCTGATCAACCTGTTCCTGTGCTACTACCTGTACACGAACCCCGGCATGATCAAGAGCATGGACGACGTGCTGCGCTACTCGGACATCATCTTCAGCCCCGACGAGATGTCGATGCTTGGCGCGATCGTAGGCTACTGGTTTGGGTCAAGGACTTGGAGCAGGAAGTGAAACTGAGCAAGGTCGGCGCCGACCTGATGCACAAGTACGAAGGCTACCGCAACCGCCCGTACCTGTGCCCGGCGCACATCTGGACAATTGGGTATGGCCATGTGCTGTATCAGGAGCAGATTCGCCTGCCGATGATGCGCACCAAAGACGACATTCCCATGATCCGCAAGGAGATGCCGCTCAAGCAGGAGGACAGCCGTGTCTGGACGAAAAAAGAAACCGACGACTTATTCGCAGCGGACGTCGCGTCTTTTGAACGCGGTGTTCTTCGACTTGTTCCCGGCTGTGCTGGCAGTCAAGGCCGGTTTGACGCTCTGGTATCTTTTGCCTTCAACGTAGGCTTGGGCAACCTCCAGCGCAGCACCATCCGCATCAAGGCCAACCGGGGTGAGTGGGAGGCCGCAGCGGATGGTTTCTTGCTGTGGAACAAGGGTGGCGGCAAGGTGCTGCCGGGGCTGGACAAGCGC